TAATGTCGTTGCACCCGGCGCAGAATTGAGAATCCTCAACTTGGGTACTGTTGATGATGTTGCGGCAGTTGAAACAGAATGTGCTGGTAAACAACCCTTGACTTTTCTTTGAGTAACGAGAGCGATAGGCGCCGGAGCAATCAGTCAAATTCGTACAACCGTAGAGCGCCGCGCAATGCTCAATTCCGGTGGAGTTGTAGATGTCTTCACTGTTATCCACTTGGGTGGAGTTGATGATGTTGGTGCTTTTGTTGACCTTTTGAGACGAGAACACGAACAAACTATCCACGCAATCTTCCGAGTGGATAATCTGGCGCGAGTTCGTACACCGTCTGCTCTCAAAGCAGTTGCGACAGTCAACCAGTTCCATGCGCTCTCTGTATCGCTCCGCGTCTTCCATCTCAATCGGGAGTACCTTGTATCCCCAATGCAGAAAATCAATGGGAACGTGTTTATCGTTCAGCATGGTAACGCAGTCGGCGCCCTCTGGATAGAACCTATCCATGAACTTAATCCCCTGCTCACAGGCTTTGTACTGCTCAAGCAGTTCCTTGGTGATGTAAAGACTCACGATGTTTTTCCTCCAGTTTGGCTCGCCGCCTTTCATCCCTAATAACCGGGCCAGCCATAGCCCATTCATCGGGGTGCTCGCGCTCCCAAAGCACTTGGGTCGCGCATTTATTCAACAGCTTCACAAGCTGGTCAGCGAGAATTTTGTTGGTGAAATAAGGGACAGGATAAAGAGAACCTTTCCCAATGATGTCAGCGCCAAGTTCATCTCTGCACATACGCAGATACCAGGCGTAACTCAACCCCAGCAGGCGCGCGGGCAAGATGTTGTAGCTTCCGGTTGTGTTGGTGCAGAAGAACTTGTCATGGTGCATCCGAATCATCATCTTACCGGGCTGATACGGAGTTTCATCCAAGTAGAAAACTTTTACCTCTTTCATACCGCCAACTCCTTCCACAGTTCGTGAATTTCATCCTGCTCTTCCTCGGACAGCACGCACAGTTCCCCATAGTTCTCAACACCACGGAAAGCCTGGCCGCTGAACTCCGGCATCATCTTGCGGTCAAAGCGAAGAAACTTCTCCTGCTCCAGCGGCTTATATCCCTTATCGACATACTTCGATACGGTCGCCGCGGTGAACCCAGTCTCGCGCGCTACAGCCGCAAAGGTTTTATATTTGTAATAGAGTTCGTTGAACAGCTTGATGTCGTCAGCCGTAACACGTTTCATAGCCATAGGCTCACGCTCCTTTTTCAGTCTATATAAAGTATATCAGATTTTACCCTAAAAATCAAATTTCCAAAACAAAAGACCAGTCCAAGTTTGGACTGGTCAGTTGGTTATTTCTTTTCTGCGTTCTCTGCCTTGGTGACATTGATGTTGCGGCTGGCGTCAATCAGCTTGTCGATGAGGTCGCTAATTTGCGCCATGGCTTCATCATTCAGGTCATAGCCAGTCATCTTGCCGCTCGCAATCAGGGCGTTCATAACCCATTGCTTCTTCTGCGCGCCATCAGACAGCAACTTCTCCGCTTCCTGGCAGTATTCCATCACCAGCGTCATGACTTTTGCCCAATTCTTCTCTTTAATGTACTTGCGGAACAAAGAGATAGTGGCATAAATCACGGGGATGATAGTAGCCAGCGCGGTAAGTCCCTGAATAATCAGGTTCATCATATCGCTCATGCTCGTTTCCTCCTTTTAACCGACGGGTTCATCGTCGTAATTTTCACCGTCTTCCTCTGCCGACGCAGTAGGCGCGGGTTCATCAGGTTCATCATAGGCTTCTTGCTTGATTTTGAAAGGCTGACCATTGCTGTCAACACCGTACTTGTTGCGCGAGTTCTTCAACCCAAGCTGGTACAGCAGATACGACAACAATGAACCCATAATCATCGTAACACAAGTCACAGCAAGAACAGGCTCAGGGTAGGCGCCGGAGCCATTCAAAGCTGCTAACTCAACCAATCGGTAATACTCCGTACCACACCAAATGCCGTAAAGACCAAAGCCTCCCGCAATCAATCCGCAGAACAGCTTCGACCATTCAACTTTCTTGTTCATTGGATGTGCTTCCTCCTTTTTATACATTAAAAATACACGCGCGGGCACGCGAATAATTTAATTCCAAAAAGAAATCAAATTTTCACTCCCACTAATTTTAAGTAGCTTTTCTCAAAACGCAATATACAAATTTGCAAACTCGGCCTAATTTTGATATAATAGTCTTAACAAAAGTGAAAGGAGGATTTTGCCTTGGCTGAGTATGAAGTGACTTTGGGGCCAGAGCTCTCTATCCACGGCTCCCATACCGAACTGTTCGATAGATACGACAAAATGTCTTATGCAACGGTTGTGAACCTGTATTCGCTGTCGAAGGCACGCGGCAAACTGGTGCTGGCCGACATTAACCCGAAAGACGATGATTGCCTGTTCTTCTTGCACACCGCACTGGTCGTGAAGGATTTGCTGGGCTACCAGTTGGAAGTGCGGTGTAGTCTGTGGAAGTGGCTGATGGTGAATTGGAAGCTGAGAAAGCTGAAAGTGCGCGTGCGCTGGAACCGCGGAAAGTACAACGACGATGTGACGTATGTGCGTGACCTGATGGAGTTCATGCAGCCGCTCGTTAAAGAGTTTGGTTTGCCCGATAACTTCCGCTACGGAGACATCTACCATGCTTTCTACGAGAAAGGATATGGAAATGACACTTAAAAACTATGAAGTCTGGACAGACGGCGCGAGTTCAAACAACGGCAAGCCCAACTGCCTTGGTGGCTGGGGATTTATTATTCTGGAAGACGGCGCCGAGTGCGCCAGAGGGTCTGGCGCAGAGTTCCCTTCGTCTAACCAACGGATGGAGTTGATTGCCGCGATTATGGGTCTTACGGAGTTGATGAAAAGGGCGGACGGGTTTACTCCCATTACCCTCTACTCCGACAGCGCCTACCTCATCAACTGCTACAAGCAGAACTGGTGGCGCAACTGGCTCAACAACGGCTGGGTAAACTCCAAGCGCGAACCCGTCGCCAATCGAGACCTTTGGGAGAAACTCATTCCGTTCTTCCAGATGGCGAACATCCGCTGGGAGAAAGTGAAAGGCCACTGTGGCGTTCATTGGAATGAGGAAGTCGATAAGCTGGCTGTCTGCGCGAAGATTGGCGGCAGGCCGCTGATGGAGGAAATGAGCCAATGAAGTATGTGATTTGTAACGGCCTACCCACGGCTGGTAAGGACACGTTCTGTGAAATGTGCATCAGCATTTTGGAGGCGCGCGGCTGTTGGGCGGAAACAATTAGTTCGGTTGCACTCGTTAAGGAGTTGGCGACACGGGCTGGCTGGCGCGGAGAGAAGACGCCAAAGAATCGCAAGTTCTTGAGCGATTTGAAGGACTTGCTCACCGAATGGGACGATGTCCCAATGAAAGACATCCAACGGCGCGCGACCGCTTTTGAGGAAAAGGCCAAAGAGTGCGGTGGTGTTGACGAAGTATTCATCTTCGTGATGATTCGGGAGCCGAACGAAATCGAGAAGTTCGTGAAAGCGGTCGGCGCCACCACTGTCTTCATCGACAGAGACGTAACCCAAACTCTGTCCAATCATGCTGATATGTTTGTGATGGACTATCAGTATGATATCTACGTTGACAACAATGGGACGCTGGATGATTTGCATGATGCGGCAATCGCCATCTGCGACCAGCTTCATCCGACAGGAGGTAAGTAAGATGTACGGATACATCAACGGAATCGACTGGCTGAACTGTGAAGCGATGAAATATTGGTCGTATGCGTCCGGTAAAAAAGAGCAGGGTAAGAAAGAAACCCGCGACCTCATCTTCAGTGGCAACTATGTTGGCGCCCTCAAGGTGGACGGCTACTATGAGCGGCTTCTCAAAGACGAGGACGGCAACTGCTTTATGATTGCGCGCTCCAAGGATGTGAACGGCAATCCCGTCAACAAACTTGACTGGGTGCCGCAGTTTCAACACTGGATGGCTGACTTGCCCAATGGAACCTGCCTGCTTGCTGAGTGCTATTTGCCTGGACAAGAAGGAAGTAAGAACATCACCACTTTGTTGGGATGTAGCGCTGAGAAGTGCATCCAGCGCCAGAACGCCGGTAAGATGCTCAACTGGTATATTTTTGACGTGATGGCCTACAATAGCGTCAACTACGACAAGATGCCTATTGTTGAGCGCATTAAGGAGCTGAATACTCTGCGCCAGACTTACCCACATCAGTATATCCAGTATGCTGAATACGTGGATGGCGAACTGCTGTGGAAATTCCTCCAATCCTATCTCGCAGAAGGGCGCGAGGGCATTGTCATCACGCGCAAAGACTGTCCCGTGTACTTCAAACGGACACCCGCGCGCATGACGATTAAGGTCAAAAAAGAACTCCGTGTTGACATCGACGCTTTCATCATCGGCGCGAATCCGCCTACCAAGGAATACACCGGCGGTGAGATTATGACGTGGCCCTACTTTATCAATGACCGCACGGGAGAAAAACTTCCCATCGGCAATCACTTCAAAGAGTACAACGCCGGTGAGTCTATCTCCCCTGTAACCAAAAACTTCTACTTCGACTGGCCGGGCAGCTTGCGCCTGGGACTGACCGACACCGATGGTAAGGTCTACTACCTCGGTGATGTAAGTGGTCTTACCGAGGAAGTTAAGGCAAACTGGCGCGATTACCTTGGAAAGTGTTGCCAGATTAGCGGCATGGAGATTTGGGAGGGCCATATCCGCCACCCGAAGTTTATGTGCTGGCGCCCGGATAAAACGCCTGCCGAGTGCGAAGTTTCGCAGGTTAAATAAAAGAGAAGGGATGTAGTGAAAACTACATCCCTTTTATTATACTCAAATTAGCTGACCTGCTCCCACATAGTAGGCGCGGCACTTGGCGCCCACACGTTGTTGTCAATTTTAGAGCGATAGACATGAATTGTCCCATCGACTTCCTCGGTGCAACACTCGTTCTTCCCGTAGGGAGAAGTGCTCAGAGCGATAAAAGGCTTGGCATAGGCCGGATTGGTAGACCAAACAAAGCCCCACTGTGCAGGCAGGTCTTCCGGCTCACTGGTGAAGACAGAGCTGTCGTAAACCTGAAGCAGACGTACAACGCGCCCAGCGCTGGATACACAGATAAACCCAGGACTGCGCTGCAACATATTCTTGACCTCACAGGCCGCCCTGAAATCAGGGGCATCTTGTTGCTGTTCGTTGAGAGCGTCATTAGTCATTTCAGGCGCCTTAGCCTGGAGGGCTTCTGCCCTATTCTTACCATAAGTCCGCATAGTGTTCAGGACAAAATCTTTCTCATTAACCAACTTGGTTCACCCCCTCACGGATAGCTGCTGCCAGTTCGCTGTAACTTACCATGCCGGAGATAATGGAACTGGTTTCGTCTTTGACGATGTGGACGTGCTCGGCGCCCTCAATCTCGTCATTGGTATCGAGGTTGTAAGGGACCCCCATGTAGGCGATGCCGATGGCCTCGGCTTCGGTAGCAGGCGTATAGCCGCCGTGCTCGTTTTTTTGGATATAAACGACGTTATCGGTCAGACCGAGTTCAGAACCGTCCTCCCGAATGATGTGATACATCATTTTACTTTACCTCCTTGGCTCCAATAAGATGAGCGATATATTGCAGGTCTTCGATTGGCGCTGTGTAGAATGAATCATCCCACAGCCAGTAGTTTGGGTCTTTCTTATCACGGTACTTGGCGCAGAGTTCGTCAGCCCAAACTTTATCCCAACGTTGCTGACGCGAAGCGACAGTGTCACCGGGCAAAACAGCAAGACGCTTTTTAATTGCCTGAGTCAGCCGGCCGCGGTGTACGCCGTTTCCGTCGTCATTATTGGCGAAGTATTCGTCACAGACGTCGGAGTGGATGGCGCAGACTACATTGTTGTTGTAGTAGAGGACGCCTTCGCGCGCTTCAAGAATAGTGAGCGCAGGGATGTTGACTACGCCGCCAAAAGTTTTTCCCCTGTATCGCTTAAATGTGATGTACTCCATAACAACTCCTTTGCTCTGAAGACTTCGATGTTTTTCGGACAGAAGTCAAACAAAGCGAAAAATAATTGATTTAGCTTGATGATGTGGTTGTGGTCGTTGTACTTACGAAAGTAGGATGTCATTCCGTTGAATGAAGTCCAAAGTTCTTCGTAGGACATTGTGTGATTGTTGACCTTATGGACAAAGGCTTTGAGTTTGTGGCGGTCGCGCCGAAGATTATCACGATTGCCGCGAGTGATTACACGTCCATTCTTTCCGAAGAAGTAATGAGTTTTGCACCAAACGAACTCCTTATGGAGAGGAACAATTTTGGTCTTGTTCAGATTGATTTTGATGCTTAATTCTTGTGCCTTTTCGTACACAATTCTCAAGATTTCTTTCGGGTCAATACCGAGAGGAATAATCAGATAGTAATCATCCATGTAGTGGCCCATTCCCTTAATACCCAGTTGACACTTGATGTAGTTATCCAGCTTAGACGGGTAGGCTATCATTTCTGCCTGGGAAGTTTCAATACCAAGTGGCAAGCCAACCTTATTGGGTGATTTTGCAACAATCAAATCGCAGATGGCGCGGACTGCTTCGTCCAATATCAACTGCTTATGTCGCTCAAATACGATATTGTGGTCTGCATTTGGGAAGAACTTACTGAAGTCAATCAATATGATGAAGCCTTCAGTTCCGTACTTTCGGTAATGCTTTCTTAGGTCTTTCTTCAACTGCTTGATTGAGAAGTCAAATCCTTTCCCTTTTAGGCTCGCGCCATTGTTATAAATCATCCCAGGCAAATAAATCGGAAGTAAAACTTCTTTTGTCAGCAGCTTCTGAAGTTGCCGGTCTACAACGCGCGGAGCGTCAATCGGGCGGACTTTACCTCGTTCTCGAATTACGAAGTGAATGTATCTATCAGGACAATACGTCATGGTTAATACTCTTCTTCGGGTTCGCGCTGTCTTAGAACCTAAGTGCATTTCAAAGTTTTGAACACTACCCTTCCATCTCACCAAATTGCAACTCTTTAATCCATAATAGAATAAGTCTCTAAAATTCAATATTTCTTCAAGTTTTCCAAGTTGTTGTGAACGTTTAAGTCTATTTGCCGCGCGGTTAGCTAAACGACGTAAATATTTCCGCCTCTTGCGGGGTAATTTATTAAACCCATCAAACATTATTCGCCCTTCTTGGTCCGGGTGTGAAACCCATCTACACTATACACCTGCAACGCGGAACATACGCCGCGCCAGACCATTTAGAGTAACGTGCAAGTATGATAGAAGGTACTATTTTGGCGTTAGGTTCTAACGCACCGGAAGTGCTTCTCCCTTCGTACTAACCTCTTTTCATTACCGTAACCGGCATACTCCTTAAATCCTCCGTCCAAAGACGGATTCAAGTAGCCGTCAGAGCGACTACCCTATAAAAACGGAACTACTTCGTAGAGGGGAAGCATACGTACTCAAAGTGAGTAAGTATCCTTACGTAGTAGTGTACGAAGTCGGGGACAACCCATTGGAATTGTTGGCGTTGTTGTTGTTCGCGTTCCCGTTGTTGTTCACATTGCAGAAGTTGTTCGCGTTGTTGTAATAGGCGGAACGTGGACGAATACGTAGACGCAAACGTCGTGATAGTGTATTCGTCCAATGAGTAGGTCGTTCTCCAACGGTCATACCTGATTACAACAGAACAGACTGCTAATGCTCACACGGTCGACAAACTTTGTCAATGCCGAACAGCTCAACAGTATGACAGAAACACACCGTAGCCGAGGTTAATCAGTTATTCCTGATTAAGCCAGGGCTTGAGTTTGAGGGTATCTGCTGCTTTGTCAATCTCCTTTTCAAGCAAGTCGATAGCCTCAGCAATTTTATCACTTGCTTTATTCATGGCCTTGTCTACTTTTTCAAGCATTTTGGTTTGTTCGTCTTGTTTCTTGTATGCGTAGGTGATATTTTCAGATGCGAGACGATAGGCCATTGTGACGTGAACGTCAAGGGCTTGTGCTTTCGCGTAAGCCTCGACAACTTTGTTGTAGTAGTCGTTGTAGTTCTTTTCTGTGAGACGTTTGCGATAGATTTCACTTGCCTCCACAGTTAAAGTAACAATTTGCTGAGACGACTCTACTAAAAGCTGCCCAAATAAAGATTGAAGTTTTGGAGATAATTTTAAGACAAAGCGTGAGATGTCGTGATAAGCTTCCCACGTAGCGTAGGAGTATTGGATTTGGCTTTCGTGCCTATCCTTTACTGGGACACTCATACGGTGCCTCCTTGTTAGTTAGATTTTTTGTGGTGCTACGTACTCCACGGATTTCGTAGAGTACGTAGCAGTTGGTTACTTTGGAAGGTTTCGTCGAATCCTTCGTCGCTATATACGTATTCGTGTACGTAGACGAAACGTGGTGGACGAAATCAGACAGCGAAGAGCGGGGACAACCCACGGGAACCGCAGGCGCCGGCGGTGGTCGCGTCCCCGCCGCTGTCCACACGGCAGAAGGTGTACGCGTCGCCGTAATAGGCGGAACGTTCCCAGTAGTAAGCTGCTGTACCAGTATTATCCTGACGGAACAGCTTCTTAGCATTACCAGCAGAGTAGTAAGCATACTGAGCCTGATAATCCTTCTCATACTGGTTAGCATAGCTACGAGTACCGAAAATCTCGAACTCCGCCAGCAGAGGCAGATAATCAACCGTTGCCGTTACGTTAGCCGCAACGTTAGAACTATTGCCCTTACTGTCGGTATACTTCGTAATAGGCTTCATCACAGCGCGCAGGTCAGCCGGATAAGCAGCCATCAAAGTATTCGCAACAGGGTTGGTAGCCGTATCAGCGGGCGCATCGTAACCAACGCGCGCGGTAGTCACAGCAGCACCATAGCCACTCGGCGCGGTCTTGGTAGAACCAAGGATGTCATAACGCAGGTCGCATCCAGCCCAGCCGCCGTAGTTGTAATTGCCCCAGTGGTTCATGTTGAACGCTTTGGTACCATCGGTCTTATTGGTATTGTAATTACCATCCACCAGGCAGATGTCAACACCACCATTCAGCGCAGTATGATATCCACCAAAGTGAATCTTCTCCGCGCCCTCACGCGTACTGTTGTGGTCGAACCCCAAAATATGCACGTAAACCGTAACATTGGAGTAAGACTTCGTACCCACAGTACCATTCAGCACCAGGCTATGCCGGTCACCAACCCTCCAGTAAGTACTCGCCAAACCAGCATCACTCACCTGACGAATCTGCGCCCAGGTGTACTCATTCAGCGCCTCACCGCTCGCAGGAAGGAACTCGGCCACAACGGCCACGGTCTGCGCAGTAGTAACAGCTGTGTAGTTCG